GTCCATCTCTTGGATGACGTAGCCTTTGGATACGAGCAGGTCTTTGACTTTCACGCACCAAGGACAGTCGGGCTTGGTGACAACCAGGGCGGCGTTGCCGGATTGTTGCGATTTTGACTGTGATTTCTTGACCTGGAGCGAACTTGACTTGAGGTAGTACAAGGACTTGACTCCTGCCTTCCACGCCGACAAATGCAACCGCATCAGGTAGTCGGCTGGCGCCTCGGGGTCAACGAACAAGTTCAAGGATTGGCCCTGACAGACGTGGGACTGACGATCAGCGGCCTGCTTGATCAACTCGAACTGATCGATCTCTCGCGCCGTCTTAAAAACGTCTTTGGCATGCGGGCTCAGGAAGTCGAGGTGTTGAACAGAACCCCGCTCTTTTAAGATGCTATCCCAGACATCTTGAGTGTTATGGCCAATCGCCTCCAGGTGGCGTTCGAGGTACGGGTTGCGGCGGACAAACGTCCCTTTCGCGTTGCTGGCGACAAACAGATTGGCGGTAAGCGGTTCGATACCTTCGGACACAGCGCCGCATATTACGGAGTTCGTCTTCGTTGGGGCGATAGCGGTCCTGGTTGCATGGCGTACACCGTTTCCTTCACACCACTCCGGTTCACCGTACTCTCTCGCCATATCTTGCGACGCCTTTAGAGTCATGTCGTCAATCCAGCCATGTACCTCCGTGTTCAGCGATCTCGCACCTCTCGATGCGAAGGAGAGGCCACGAGATTGATACAGGGCATGTAGGCCCATTGTTCCGAGTCCGAGAGAGCGTGATTTCCGAGCAAATCTTACCGCTCTTCCCATAGAAGCGATTCTCTCAGCTTTGTGGATGAACTCTTCGACTACAGCGTCGAGGAAGTAGATACCCAATTCAGGTACGGTTTTCCCCGTTACCGAGCCTTTCCAGTATCTCCACTCGTCATATTTTGCCAGATTCAGAGAACTCAGAACACAGACGAACGTATGGTTTTCGTCAGAAGGCAGGAAGATCTCCGAGCAGAGATTGGAGAAAAGAATGGAGAGATTACGCTGCTTAAAGCAGTCAGGCTTGTTATTGTCAGCGTTATCGATGAAAATGATGTAAGGAGATCCGGAAATCATCCTGCACTTAAGAACTTCGCCGAAGATGAATTGCTTCTTGCCGTCCTGATCATTGAAGATCATGTCCATAAGCCACTCGTTAGTTACTGTGACAGCAAGATTAGAGTCGATAAAGTTTCTCGGATCGCCCTGGCTATGGTCTTTCGATCTCAGTGCATCCATGAGATCTGGATGATCGATGGGAAGATAGAGGGCAAACGATCCGCGTCTCGTGTTACCTTGAGACACCGTCGCCGCAGTACGATCGTATAGACGCATCCAGTCAACAATGGAGCCGGACTTACCACCCCCCCTGATCGGAGAACCGCTGGGGCGTAGGTGCCCAAAGTAGCTGCCTACACCACCACCATTTTTGCTCAGAGCGGCGACCTCTTTCAGGTGGCTGAAGATGCTGTTGGTGTCGTCGGAAATAGAGTGGCTGTAGCAGTTGTGTACAACAACTCCTTGAGCTACAAAACTATGGTCGTCGGCAACTTCGATGTCCCACACAGTAGTTTCTCGATTCTGCCTTTCAAGCTTAAATGAACGAGACAAGCCATAACCAGCGGGGCAACTTTTGGGTAAGTTTACCCAGAAACAACCATGATCTTCATAGTTTAAGTCTTTTTCTTCGTTCCTATTTTTGTGGTATGTGGCAATATTACGAGCTAGAGAGGGAAACCTGCCGAGCAGGTGAGCCATATACCAAAGCTGATAGGCGAGCTTTTCGTTAGCTATACCCATAGTAACAATCTCCCCATTGTATCTTAGGGAGCCATCTCCAATGATAAAGCCATCCAAAAATGCTTTTAGGGTTTCATCAGGTTGTTCAAAAAACCAGTCCGGAATAGTCTTTACTTTACAACCCTTGCCAAACTCTTCATCAAAGAAAGACTGAAGATATTTGTTATGAATTTTTGCATGAGCATGCTCGTGACCCCTATTATTAGAGTAGATATCTTTAGTGCCCTTTAGGCCAAATTTATCTTCAGCTATTTTAAGCCAACGGTCAAGGTGTTCTTCTTCGTCCCAACCCATAGAAATTCCGATGGTGCCTCTGTCTGTAGTATGGCCTTCAGCAAACCATAATCCAAGCCACCAAGCCAGATCAAGATCAAGATAGCAGTTAGGGATTTCTTTCCCCTTAAAGCAGCCAGATCCTTTGCAAAGCTGGGATGAACCTTTATTATATCTTTGGCTCCCAATTTTAAATTCAAAAACCTTTCTACGGTCTCTCCTGCGAAATACACTGGTGATAGGTTCAATGACGATTTGATGAGACTTAGGGTTTAAATCCTCGACTTTAACCCAACCTTCGCTGGTAAGGATTGGGTGGTTTCCGGTTACGTTTAGGTTATAACGTCCACGGTTGCTAACTGACAGTCTATAAAGATCTCCAGTTGTCTGACGAGACCATTTATTAAGAACGGGCTTCCAGTTTCCGAGGTGGGTTAACACGAGATCGCCAATTTCTAGATCCTGGATTTCTTTGAAACCATTGGGAGTGTGAATACGGGTACCAGTCTCCAAGCAGCTTACCGGTAACCCTCTACTCGTACCAAAATTGCTCAGAACCGGACTAGCACCGCCCATGTAGCCGCGCCAGAACATCTCCATGATGTCCGTACCGATTCCCGGGTATTTAAGATATTTTTCCGCTGCCATTGCACAGCGTTTCCACATATCGCGCGGAGTCTCGCCAGGGAGTAAATACCCTTTGCTCACTGTCTGCTGAGCTTCTTCACCAAACCAGTCAGGCTTGATGAGGAGATTGTTGGTGTCGAATGGGGTCATTGTCTTTAAATAAGGGTGCAAAAATCCGTCCGTCTCTGGGACGGTGTGGTGGTGTGTAAGTAATTATACTTACTTTTTCAGGGTGGTCGGCTGATCACTGGCCTTTCTTCCACTCCGCTCCGGTGTCCATCAATCCGTCGTCCCAGGCATCCTCAACGTTCCGGCTCCGGTCGCACCAGTACAAATTAGATAACCTGTTATCGGGCTTACCGTCCCTCCCCGTGGGCTTTTTATGGCACACCACGATGTGGTCGCCACGGGGTTTCTCGGGTCCATAAAGTTCCATCACCATCTGGTGGAGGAATGGCTCTTCACGGTACGGGACACCATTGCGTTCCCAGGTCAAATTGACACGAAATTTGCCACGGTCGTCGGATCTAGGTTTACGGTACTTAGCAGCACCATTTTGCTGCACTCTGCGTACACGACCCATATCACTCACTTGGTACGGAGAGTCTTTCCACCGTTTCCACTGTTCTCGTTTCGCATCATCCGGGTCGAGCTGAGGGACCTCCTCGAAGGATTCGACAACTTCGTTGTCACCCGTATTATTGACGCTCCAGCCATCCGGAACATTAATGTTGACATCCATCATCTCAGATGTCCCACGCATCGAGAGGGGAGTGAACGTAACGTTCGCGGTTCACGCGGCGTTTGTGTGCAAGTTCAAGCAACCTGTCTGCGCGTCCCGGCTCGGTGATTAGACAAACCGTGCCATGTTCCTTACGCATGTAGTTCGTGTCCTTATCTACTTTGTTGGTGTTTTTCATACTGGAGTTTGGAGAAGTGATATGTGGACCAGGCAAGCTCGGGGTCGATGAAGGTCCGGATCCCACGTTCCGTATGCACTATCCATGGTCCGTTGGGCTCTTGGCGGTGCGGTTTAGGATACGGATACGCGGGAGACATGGCGTTACACGAGTGTGAGATCGAGGGCTGAGAGGTCGACTGACATCCAATCCTGTGAGGGTTTGGCGATGTACGCTGATCCGTCCTTCGCCTGAGAGAAGAAGTCGGAGTTAGTTTGACCTCGCACCATTGGATCAAACCATGCTGAGATGTTGGTTGCCAGAAGACGCTCCTGGTCGGTCATCGGAATGATGAGGTCGAGGCCCAGGGCGGCAAGACGGTTATTGGCCCGCAATTTGATGTAAGCCTTGAGGTCGTCGAGAGCGATAGGGATAGCAGAGTTATCAATCTTATCAAAGATATTCTCCAAGAAGCTGTATTCGTTTCCGATAACAGTGTAGAATCCGGCAAGAATCTCTTCGATTTCGTCGTTGGTGATGCCGGTTTCGTTGATCAACTCTTTGAAGAGTTCGCACCCCCCATCGCTGTGGCAGTTACCGGTTACGGAGATAAGGCCATCACGACGAATCAGGAACGCCTGCGTAGGGACCTTGAAACAGAAGACGTCGATTGGTTCGTCAAGGGAGATATATTCCTTGTTGGAGTGACGACCGTAGACCACATCTTCTTTCTTGAGGTAGATGCGATACTGGCGGCAGAATTTTTTCCACCGTGTATCATCTTGGGTAAAGATATGACCATAGTATCCACTTAGTCCGGCCACGGTCTGGACGAATTCGACGTTTCGCTTCTCTTTGGAGGAGTAGTAAATGGTGTCGACAGTCTCGTACGGCTTATGGCCATCCCACTGGAGCACTTCTTCAAGGAAACCTTTGGGGATTTCGTTAAAACTGTAAACTTCGTCGAAGAATTTACAACGGTAATTAAGATATTCATCGGGAATAATTACAGAGAAATGAGCGTACCCGTTTTTGTCAAGTCTGTACTCATTAAATTTAAAGCCGTAGTCTTTCTTAAGTTCAGACAAATTATCTCTCAATTTGTTGATTTTCCTTTCTCGTTTTAACCTAAATCCTACTTCGCGTTTGCTTGGCTTTTGCCGGATAAATCCGTCCGCCTGCAAGGCAATCATGAACCGGTCAAGAGCGTTAATCTCTCGTGCATCTTTTAGGTATCCTGACACCGGGATGTAACTCTGCCTCGCACTCCACTTCTCAGCGGTTGTTTTACGAAGCTCCATATCACCCTCTTTGTAATCAACGATGGTGTGATCAGGGGTGACATATTGACTGAATCGGCGATCTTTTGAGATTTCATACATCTCATCAGATTGTTTCTGGATGTATGCCGTAGGGTTGACGAAGGATATGGATTTGGTGATCGGGTCGAATTGAGCGACTTGATCAGATTCGTTGTAGTCGGACATTTTCTTCCAACCACTAGGGGTGAGAAACTCCGTGTCACCGTCCACACACGCTTCGTCTTTTTGACTCCATGATATGATCTGAGCCAAACCCTTCATTCTTCCAGTCTTGTTAAATGCTAAAAGCAACGCAAAGGACGCAAAAAGCGACACGCCCTCGCCCGCACCTGAGAACACTGCAAGTGATACTTTCTCCGAGCTACATTCTGTAAAGAAACGCTCTACTTTCTGCTGCGCAGCAGGATCGGATAGGAAGGCTTCGAATTCGTTGATGCCCAGGGTGTCGCTGAGATGGTTATAGGCCTGCGCATGAATCTGCTCGAAGAAGCTGAAGGCTCGGGCCATAGCCAGGACTTCGGGTTTCGGAAACTTCCGACACACCACATCACCCCAATACTCCGAGATTCCCATTTCCATGACCGTGAACCCTCTAAGCACCCCAGCAATAAGGTCACGCTCGCTTTGGGTGAGGTTTTGCTGCCAATCGACAACATCGGATCCCATAGCGACCTCCTCAGGGCGCCACACAGAGGCCACCGCCTTTTTGTAGAATTCGAAAAACTCAGGGTAATCAAATCCACTGGCCTTTTTGTAGACCATGGGGGTATGGGACAGGATCGACATTGGGGACGAAGGGGTCGTTATGACATATTAGCAGATTTTATCGCCAATGGTGCATTGGTCGTAGGCGCGGTACTCGTGGCCACGGTACGTGAACCAGCGTGTCGCGTCGCAGTGGATCTGGTTCCACCACCGGACGAAGTCGGCTTTGTGCTGGTCGGTATCATAGCGAACACCACGGTAAGTGGCGACGTGTTCAATCGTAGACATTTGGAAGTGCAGGGGTTTCGGGGTAGCGTTCACGCAACTGAGCAAGAGCGGAATCCGGCAACGTGGCGGACAGGGTACGGAACACATCACCGACTGCGCTGGTACGATCCGGCTTCATCCCAGACTTGTACTGTTTGCCTTCTTTGAAGTTGGGTACCACGCCATAGTATTTCTCGGACTTGATATCCTGGACCACGTAGTATTTGCGGCCCTGGGCCATACCGTCCTCGGTCACAATGTGACCCACGGGCAGATCGATAGTGCCAGTGTCGCCCGGATCTTTTGAGTCGCGTTCCGGCCGGTAGTCGTCTGTGCCGCCATAGGATCCGTGGCCCCCAGTCACTTTAGCCGGACCACGCCCACTATCCGCAGCGACATAGTCGCTATGATACTCATCTTCACCACCCGCCGAACCCGTAGGGTTCGAAGGGATATCGTTGGGTCCCGTACCGAACTTGGCTTCGCCGAATTCGTATGTTACAGATTCCGGATTCAGTGATTTCCAACCGTAAGGGGCGTCCATTTACTCATTGCGTCGTCTAATTAGCTTTCAACACAAGAAAGGGGAGAGGATAACCCCCCTCCCCACTAATCGCCGAAGCCGATCAGAAGTTCAGATCCAAAGCCTCGTCGCTAATCTCCTCTTGCTGGGAGAGGATGAGCGAACAACGCATGCGGACCTTGCCCTCGTCGTTTACGGAACGCTCCTTGATGTGGAGGGTTGCCGGCTTCTCGGTCGAGATCTCGGGCTGAGTGCTGAGCAGGGGACGCAGTGATGCGTGTGCCCAGGTCTCGGCGGTCTCCCCCTCAACAGGGTAGTTAGCCAGGACAATACGGTAACTGGTACCGTATTTGGTCTCACAGGCCCGGGACGACACGACCTCATAGCTCACACCTTCTTCAAGGTTGCGGAAGTCGATCTCGTGGTCGGCACGTTGCAGGTTGCTGCTGCCTTTGGCGGTTACCTCCTGGATCAGGGAGAGGATATCCTCTCCCTTGTTCTTTTTCATCATGGCGTTGAGCGCCTTGATTTCAGGAGGATTCTGCCAATCCACGAACCGCACCGCCAGGGGCAGTACGACTTGCCCGGATCCGTCTTCTTCGTCGACCGAGACCATAACGGCCGGGTCATTGCCACGACCGCTGAAGTTGAATTCAGAGAATTCGGCCTCCAGGGTGACGGGCTGGCCGTTAATATCAACGGTGAGCCCCTCTTTACCAAGGGACACCGGGATGTAGCGGTCTCCCCACTGGATATAGGCGGAGCCGGAGGTGGTACCTTCGACACCGTCAGAGCCAGCCTTCAGGATCGGGCCGAAAAGACGGCTGTAGACACCGTCCTCTGCCTTGATCAGGAAGGTATTGGATTCCAGGGGCAATTCCTCACCGGTCAGGGCAAGGAAGACCTTGTCCAGATCCCGACGCATCGTTTTCGGGAGGTTCGCATTAGGAAGGGAGGTGTACGCACCCGAGTACTCGCGCCCTGCAAGGGGGGCGAGGTCGGGGGAAGCCGTACCTACATCAATAGTCTTGACCGTAAACGCTGTTGCTGTTGCCATTAGGTTAGTTCTCACTAAGATTTGGGCGAGAGGGGGAGCGAGCTTCCCCTGATCACCGTCATTAGTGTAGCACAGCGGGATGGGTGTGTGCGGGTTTCAGGGTTTCTTAAGGTTTTGGCGTGCCAGGTACGCCTGCGCCTCGATACGAATCCGGTAGAGCTGAGTCGAGAACGGGTTAAGGGGGCAGAGCGGAGGGATATACAGGACCAGGACGCCACGCCACCATACCGCCCGCTCAAACGGGCATTTGGCGGGAATGGCGGCCACCCACTTTTTCGCCAATTCGGCTGTCCAGGCATCCGGTTCAAGGCCTGGCAGGTCGAATTTCGGGAGAAAGGATGTCAATCGGCCCCACCAGGCGGGGGGACGTACCCTCTTACTCAGGGTCGGAGATGGAGTTGCCATTGGCAAGCCATTCTTTCAGTAAAATGTCAGCATAGATCTCTTCACTACCATCGTTTGGGTAGATGGCAAAGCGGGATCCGTCATTAAAGGTCAAGTCTACTAGAGAGTGGGTTCCGTCGTGATAAGTCGCGGAGGTAATTTTCAAATCCATACTAGTGTTTGGTGATCAGGATTAGGCCGTGGGCCGGATGTTCGTTTACAGTGTTGCTTCCGTATTGCTGGTATAGATAGAAGATCTCATTGAGTCCGGGGCCCAAAGATCTGGCCCATTGAGACCCGACTGTACCATTGGCAGAAATGGTTTCGCCGTAAAAAGCGTCGGACGGAGGTCCACTGGTAGTGTTAATACCAGGAGCGACATAAACAACAGAGTCGTTATCTGGGTGATTTGAATAAATATCTAGGAAAGCGGTTGCTAGACTACTGCCGGCCGATACATAGCTGATGCGAGGGGGTACGCTGTACCCACCAGGAGTACCCCACCCACTAGTAGGGGAATTCCAGCTAGATCCAAAGAAGTACCGGGAAGATGTATCGTAGAGGTTATAGGCGTTTGCTAGATAGATTCGAGGGTAGACCGCACTATTACTAGCAGTAATTACACCTCCAAGGTCAATAGTTGAGGTGCCAGCGGAAACAGTACGAACTACTCCTACAAATCTGTGGGTTGGGGTATTAGCCTTACACGCAATACCATTCTGCATCAGTCTAGTTGGAGGAGTGTTGTTCCCTGTCCAAGGGACAAAATCGACGTTAAGAAGAGGAGCAGAGGGTGTGCCATCATTATACAAATAGATATCGTAGTTGACTTCTGTAGAGGTGCAGGCGGCCAAGGAGAAAGAAACAATGTCGCTAAATCCAGCTACAGTTGTCCAGCTCAGAGTATCAGTATCGTACAAAGAGATTTCGTTTCCGTTCCAAGGGTGGAGGAACAAGTTCGTGCTGTTGAGCTGGTTACTATCTGGTACGGCTGAGGTTGAGCTTAGGCTGAGTCTGAGGTTTACAACACCCTTAATTGCGTTATTAAGACCCCTGTAAGCGAATTCGTCGCTCAAGTCTTTAGGGGTAATAGCTACTTTGTCGGAAGTAGGGTCTGGGTTTTGTCCGGCAGCAGAACGAATAACCTCCGGCTTGGCAAACTGTACCAAACCAGCCTTATCTCTGTTTGCGTATACGGATGGAGGATTGATGCTAGCCGTGATATCTCCCGTGGATAAAGATTTAAATTCAGTATCAGCTTCAAAAAATATTTGGGTGCCGCGACCCATTATCAGCTTAGACCCATCCTGCATCAGCAGGGTGTTCCGGACAATGACGTTACCAAGGACCTGGTTGGTGAGATTATCCTGTTCGGAGTCGGATGTCAAAGGAATCGCGAATTGCTCGCCGGACCTAAGGTCAAAGACCGTCGTACCGATGTAATAGCTACCTTCCTCGTTCATGCCGGTCGCGTATACTCGTCCACCACCCTCCTCGACGATAATCTTCCCAAGAGCAAAATCTTGTTCGAGAGGTTCGCCTTGGAACGTCGGGAATGCCGTATCGTAGTTCAGGTAGCCAGTCCATTCCCAGGTATGGCCGGAGGCACGGATTACAGATGGTCGGCGGAGACCGATTCTGAAGCCGGTTGTGGTGACACTGGCTGAAGTCTTGATGGTAATCGGTGCAACCGATGGTCCCAGCGCCGCACTGTAATGGACACCGGCTCGAGCCTGCATAGCCTGCAACGCGATCTTTGTGATACTTTCAGATGGATCTTCGGTCAGCTCGGGGTAATCGTTATCAATTCCCGGGTAATGGTTACCAGTGAAGACATTGCGGGCCTGGGAGCCCTGAGTCAAATAGGTTACGTATTGGCCGGGGAACTCAACGTTCTGGCTACCGGGCCGGAACACTTCGTCGTAGGTCCGGACTTGGGTGATGGTTAGCGGGTCGAGACGAAGTTCGTTGGAGTCGTTGAGGGGGTAGCCAGAGACTCCCTCTTGCTTTTCCATGATGTAATAGGGCTGCGGACGCCGAATCCCACGCTCCTTAACATATCCATCCAGCACGACCCTATATACCCTGTCATCCGCTTTACGCTTGTCTGTCGCACGGATGATTTTTACGGCCGACTTGTCGAACATAAAGTCAAGGGTGGCATAAACTGCGTCGTTGCCGGTAGGGTTGGTGATTAGTTTGTACCTAAACGCATAATCGAAACCCTTTAGCAGGTAGCCGTCACCGTCGGTGTCAGTGGTTTCTTCGACAATACTGGAAGTAGTTACAGGTATGTACCAAGAGCCACTACCTGTAACTAGGTTTCCAGATCCATCATAATCCTGAGGAGAAGGGTCCCAAACGAAAATTTTAGACCGATCGTCGAGGTTACTGAAGCCCGTGGTTG